ACCGCGACGTGGCGCAGCGCCGAGCGGGACATGACCGGCCGCCAGCTGATGGGCTTCGGCGACGATGCCGAGGACTACTTCGTGGTCTCCATCGTCAACGCCAACAAGTCAGCCTCCGGCGTGCACCGCAAGGCCCACGCCGAGAACCTGCTGGCCTTCTCCGTCTTCGCCCAAAAGCACGACGACGTGCGCCTGTACATCCACACTGAGCGCAACGGGATGCACGGCGGCATCAACTTCGCCCCGCTGCTCAAGTCCCTCGACATCCCGGAGCACAAGTACCGCTTCGTCAACCAGTGGGCGCAGCACATCGGCATTCCGAACGAGGCGATGGCCGCGCTCTACACGGCTACAGACATCCTTCTCGCTCCTACTATGGGTGAGGGATTTGGCCTTACGGTGGCAGAATCGGGCGCATGTGAGACGCCGGCGATTGTGTCGGACTTCACCTGCCAGCCCGAGCTCGTCAGCGACGACTCCTACCTCGTCGGCGGGCAGCCGTGGTGGGACTCCTACCAGGCGGCCTGGTGGCAGGTGCCCAACGTCGCGCAGATCGTCGAGGCGCTGGAGGCCGCGTACCAGCGGGGCCGCTACCGCTCCACCAAGCAGCGCGACCACATCGTCAACAACTACGACGCGGCCACCGTGTTCGAGACCCACTGGAAGCCCGCCCTCGAGGTGCTCGCCGCCAAGCCGGCACCCCCCAAGGAAGCCGAGCCGTGGGCACCATCGCGGTGACCGGCGCGACCGGCCACCTCGGCCGGGTGCTCGTGCCGTACCTGTGGGAGCGCGGCCACGTCGTCGAGCCCGTCGGCCGCTTCATCAGCCCCGACCTCGACGCGCACGTCCTCATCCATGCCGCCGCCCCGGACTGGCGCGACGACGACGCCGTGCGCGCCTTCGCCCCGTTCAACGAGGCGGTCGCCCGCTGGGCCGAAGTCACCGGCGGCCGGGTCATCAACATCGGCTCGTGGTGGCAGTACGCCCACGGCGACGCCGCCGACCTGGCCTACAGCAAGATGAAGGACGACCAGCAGGCCATGTTCGCCTGCACGGTGATCCCGTTCAGCATCTACGGCACGGCAGCCCGCGACGGCCGCGGCTTCATCCCGCAGCTACTCAACCACGTCCGAGGCCGTGGGACGGTCGCAGCGGCCTCGACCGAGCCCCGCGACTGGTTGCACGCCCGCGACCTGTGCGACGCGCTACGGGCCTGCCTGCGGGCGCCTGACGGCATCTACGAGGCCGCCACCGGCGTGCAGTACAGCGCCGCGGAACTGCTGCGGGCGATGACCGGCGAGCGCGTCCCCGTGTGGCCCGACGTGCCGTCCTGCACCCCGGTCTACCGGCACCCGCGGGTGCCCGGCTGGACCCCGCGCACCGACGTCCTGTCCTACCTGGCTCGCAGCGTGGGGGCGGTCGCATGAGGGAAGAATCGGTACAATTGGAAGTGAGACCCCCGCAACGGCGGCAACCGTCCGGGGGCGTGACCGACACCGTGGAGGGTGCCGATATGGAAAGCGTACCTACGAAAGTCTGCACCGAGTGCAAGAGTCTCAAGGCGCTCACTGACTTCTACTCCGACAGGTCTCGACCCGACGGGTTGATGTACCGATGCAAGGATTGCCTGACCAAGTATCGGGCGACCAACAAGGACCGGATCAAGGTAAACAATCGGACCTATCGACAGAGGCACGCGGAACAGGTCCGCGAGTGGGACCGCGCCAAGCACTTAGCCAATCGCGACGCAAACAACGCACGATCTAGGGCGTACTACCAAGCGAACATGCAGGCCGTTAAGGATGCCAATCGGGCTTGGCTGCTGGCTAACCGAAGCAAGGTACGAGAGTTCCAGAGGCAGGCGCAACTCCGTCGCCGTGCACGTCGAAACGGCCTCCCCGTCTTTGAGATCAGCAAGAAGGACATGCGCCGCTTGCTGGGCAGCCCATGCGCCGTTGAGGGCTGCATGAATACAGACATCCAAATTGACCACGTCATCCCGATAGCCCGAGGCGGAGGCCACGGCATCGGAAACCTGCAGTCGCTGTGCAAGAGCCACAACAGCTCTAAGCGCGATCGGATGTGGATGGAGTTTCGTATGTACCTGCGTCGCTCACTGAACGAATTGAAGACCGCGTGATCCCCGTTCTCGGTGTGCCCGTCCTCACCCGGCCGGAACTGCTGTACCGGATGGTCAACTCCATCGACCATCACGTCGGACACCTGCTCATCATCGACAACGGCGACTGCGTGGGCCTACCCCCCGCGGTGCTTCCGAACATTGACAAGGTCACTGTCGTGCGACTGCCATCCAACTTGGGAGTCGCAGCCGCCTGGAATCTGATTATCAAGCTGGAGCCACACGCGCCCTCCTGGACTATCTGTAACTTCGATGTCTGGTTCCCACCTGGCGCGCTGGAGAAGTTCGCCGCGATCAAGTCTGGCGGGCTAGTGCTATCCGCGGCGACCCCGCCGTGGTCATGCTTCACGATTCACGATGAGGCCATCGCGCAGGTTGGGCTGTTCGACGAGGCTTACTACCCCGCATATTTCGAGGATTGGGACGCCGAGCGCCGCATCCGCGCCGCAGGCATCCCGGTCGTGCAGTCCGACGTCTACGTCCATCACGACAACTCGTCGACCATTGCGTCGATCCCTAATCGCAACAGCGAAACCTTCGCCGCCAACAAGTCCTACTACGAGGCCAAGGTGCAGCGCGGAGACCTGAGCGAGGGCGGCTGGTCGCTGCGTCGCCGCCGCGAGCTGGCGTGGGACCGATGAGCGACATCACGGTCATCGCCACCTGCTACGGCGACTACTGGGACACCTTCCACGAGCAGTGGGAGCAGTCCATCGCTGGCCTCGATCCGGCGCCGGCCGAGATCATCCTGGTCTCCGACATCGAGCGCCCAGTGCCCGAGGGCGTCCGCAACATCGCCATCGGCCCGGCGCACATGACCGACTACTGGATGGTCGGCGCGCTGGCCGCAAGCACCGAGTGGGTCAGCCTGTCCGGCTTCGACGACGTGTGGATGCCCGACGCCATGACGCCGTTCGAGACCGACGCTGACGTCTACGGCTTCCCGGTCATCATGACCGGCCTCATGTCGGGAGTGTTCGCCTACGGCGGCGGCTACGAGTCGATCCTCGAGGTCGGCCACAACCCGATGCTGGGGGACTTCTTCTACCGGCGCTCACTGCTGGAGGAGATACCGCTGCGCCGGATGGGCTACATGGACTGGGCGCACTTCTCGGAGATGCGCTACTTCGGACGCACTTTCGACGCTGGCGGCCCGCCGCGGGCGTACAAGACCCGGCATCCGCAGGCCATCAGCCTGGTCAACCGCCCGGACTTTCAGCACGAGATCGACGACTTCAAGGCCCGGCTGCGTGCCGGCCTCATTCAGATGGGAGTGGCGCTGTGATTACGAATGGGTACGCCACGCTCAACCAACTCAAGTCGTGGATCGGCGTGGGCACCGCGGACACCATCGACGACTCCGTGTTCGAGATGGCCGTCGAGTCCGCGTCCCGCATGGTCGACGATGACTGCGACCGCGTGTTCTACGCCAGCGGCACCGCGGTGGCCCGCGTCTACGCGCCCGCCGAGCACTACCTGGCGCAGATCGACGACGCCATCAGCATCACCTCCGTCGCCACCGACGAGGACGGCAGCGGCACCTTCGCCACCGGATGGACGCTCGGCACCGACTACCAGCTCGAGCCCCTCAACGGCCTGAGCGGCGGGCAGCCGTGGCCCTACACCCGCATCCGCGCCGTCGGCACCAAGACGTTCCCGAACAGCGTCTACCCGTTCTCCACCGACCTGGGCGAGGCGACGCTCAAGGTCACCGGCCAGTGGGGCTTCGGCACCGCGGTGCCCATCGCCATCACGCAGGCCACCCTGATCCTCGCGGCGAGGATCGCCAAGCGCGGCGACAGCCCGCTCGGCGTCGCGGGCTTCGGCGACATGGGCGCCATGCGGGTCACCCGCAACGACCCGGACTACATGAACCTCATCAGCCGCTACCAGCGCAACAAGGTCGCCACCGCATGAGCACCTCGGTCTCGCTGCTGCGCGACGGCCTCGCCGCCAACGCGGCCACCATCTCCGGGCTGAGGGCCGCGGACACCGTCCCCGACAACCCCAACCCGCCCATCGCCGTCGTCATCCCTGACGGCATCGAGTACCGGGCAGCGTTCAACGGCGCCATGTCCCGCTACTCGTTCATCGTCCTGGTCATCGTGGGCCGCGCCGATGATCGCACTGCGCAGGACCGCCTCGACGGCTACTGCAGCACCACAGGCTCGTCGTCAGTCCCGACGGCGCTGGAGTCGGACCCCACCCTCAACGGGGCGGCGTTCGACTTGGAAGTCACAGAAATGCGGAACTACCGGCAGCTCGCACTGAGCGACGGGACCACCTATCTGGCAGCGGAGTTCGTTGTCAGCGTCATCGCACAATAAGGAGCCATCAGATGGCCGTTCAGATCATCAAGAATCCCGTCATCATTCTCAATGGTGGCACCGTGTCGTCCTCGGCCACGCAGTGCAGCATCAGCGTGGAGTGGGACGACGTCGAGACGACGAGCTTCGGCAGCAACGGCTGGCGTGAGCGCATCCAGGGTCTCGGCTCGGGCACGTTCGACGTCGAGTGGAACCAGGACTACGCCGCCGGCGGCATCGACGCCACCGTGTGGGCGCTCGCCACGGCTGCCGCGGGCACCGCGTCGGTCGAGGTCCGTCCCGCCTCCACCGCCGCCGCGGGATCGTCCAACCCCAAGTACACCTTCTCGGTCGTGCTCACGGGCTGGAGCCCCATCGACAGCGCGGTCGGCGACCTCGCCACGGTCAGCACCTCCTGGCCGATCACCGGCGCCGTCACCCGCGCCACCGCCTAGCACCACCCTCCCCCTGCGATAGGAGTCCTGCGATGCTCAATCCCGTCACGTTCACGTACGAGGCCGAGTCCGGCCCGCTCACTGTCACTGCGAGCGGGCCGGACTACGCCGCCTACGAGGACACCTTCGACCGGGCGGCGCTGTCCGACCTCGCGTCGGGGCGGTACAAGTTCTGGTGCTTCATCCTCTGGCACGCGATGAAGCGGCAGGGCATCACCGAGGAGACCTTCGACGCCTTCCTCGAGGCCGGCCCGCAGTTCACTCCGGGGAAGGCCGAGGAAGTCGTCCCTTTGGAGAGCACAGCACCCACTGGGTCGTAGCCCACCTGGCCTACGAGTTCCACATCGCCCCCAGCGCGGTGCTCGCGGAGTCCCCGCGGATGCAGGCCACGATGCTGCGCTACTTGCGCTGGCGTGCCCTGCAGGCAAGCAAGCCACAGAAGGGCGGCAAGTGATGGCGGGCTGGAAGGTCGAGGTCACCGGGCTGCGTCAGATACTCGACGCCCTCGGCGAGGTCGACAAGTCAGCAGTCCGGCGCGTCACCGACGCCATCGCACGAGCTGCCAAGGACGTCGCGGCCGAGGCGTCCTACCTGACCCCGCACGACAACCCCGTCAGCAACTGGGGCCAGTGGGACGCCCGCGGACGCGACCTGTCCT